CTGTTTCTCTCTCCCCCCGGCCGACCCTGAGCTGTTCTCACGGGATGAGCACGACGCGTGACGATCGGCGGCGAACTAGACGAGGCGCTGCAATCCACGCCAACCCTCCCCCGCGATTCGGTAGCCGTCGCCCTGGCCCGGCGGTACGCGTCCGCTCTCGACGACTGTTTTGATTCGTTGATCAACGACGAGGCTTCCGAGGACGGCGCAGCTCACGCGCGTGTCATCCTCGAGATCAGCCGGCTAGGTGGCCGGCTCGAGGCGATGCTCGACCGGCTGGGAATGTCGCCGGCCGCGCGGCCCGCGGTACCTACGGGGGGAGGCGTCGATGGTCCAACCGCTGCGCGTACTGCCCTCGAGCAACTCCAGCGCGACGCCAGCGCCGGAGCCCCTACCACTGGGGTCGATTACGCCGCGGTTGTGGACCCGGCCGTTACGGAAGCTGACGCCGAGGACTAGCTACGGCTTCGCCGTCATCCATTTCGCCGCCGTCGTACTGCGCCAGCCGCTCGACCCGTGGCAGCAGTGGTGCGTCATCCATCTCGGTGAGCTGCGCGCGGACGGCCGGCCGCGGTTCCGCGAAGTCCTGGTCATCGTCGCCCGGCAGAACGGCAAGACGCATCTGTGCACGGTGCTCGCGCTGTTCTGGCTGTTCGTCGAGAAACAACGCGTGGTGTTCGGCACGTCCACCGACCTCGAGCAGGCCAAAGAGGCGTGGGAGGCGGCGGTCGCCCTGGCCGAGGAAACCGAGGAGTTGGCGGACATGATGCCGCCCCGGCCGCGGCACAAGCGCATCGGCAACGGTCAGCAGGTCCTGCTCACCTCGCACGGCTCCCGGTACAAGATCGGCGCGTCGAACGCGAAGGGCGGGCGCGGCAAGACGATCCCGCGGCAGATCGGCGACGAGCTGCGCCAGCAGCACACGTGGGAGGCGTACGACGCTGCGGTCTACGCCATGAACGCAGTCCGCAACGCGCAAATGGTGTTCATCACCAACGCGGGGAGCTCCAAATCCGTGGTGCTGAACTCGATCCGCGGGGAGGCCCTGGCCGCGATCGACGCCGGCGAGACTGACGTGAACGTCGGGCTGCTCGAGTGGTCCGCTCCGCCCGGCTCACACCCGACGGACGTGCGGGCGCACGCCGCGGCCAACCCGCAGTACGGCCGGCGCATGGACCCGGAGACTTTGATCAAGCAGGCCCGGTCAGTGGCCCGGCCGGGCGCCGACCCGGTCAAGCTCGCCGGTTTCCTCACCGAAGTGCTGTGCATGCCGGTCACGCAGATGGACCCGGCGCTCGACCCGGCCGGCTGGGCGGCGACCCGGCGCCCGGCGCCGCTCGACCTGTCCGACCGCGGCCGGCTGGCGGCCGTCGTCGACGTCGCCCTCGACCAGCAGCACGCAACCCTCGCAGTAGCCGCGCTCGAGGGCGACCACGTCCGGGGTGAAGTCGTCGCCTCGTGGGACGGCCCGCAAGCGGTCGCTGATTGTCTGCGCGAGCTTCCGGGCTGGGTGGCGCGTGTCCGGCCGCGGCAGATCGGCTGGTTCCCCGGCGGGCCTGCGGCGACGATCGCCGCGCAGCTCAAAGACCGCGCTAAGACCAACCGTCGATCGTGGGCGCCCCGCGGTACCCGCGTCGCCGAATTGTCGGCCGAGGGGCCAGCGGTCTGCATGGGGCTTGCGCAGCAGGTCGCCGCCGGCACGTTCGTACACTCCGGGCAGGCGCTGCTCGACGCACAGGCAGAGCAGGCCGAGAAACTATGGACTGGCGACCGCTGGGTGTTCACCCGGCGCGGCGCCGGGCACGTCGACGCGGTCTACGCCGTAGCCGGCGCCGTGCATCTCGCGCGGACGATCCCGGCGCCGCGGAGAACGGCCGGGAAGCTCATTGTCGGACCTTCCGTGTAGACAGGAAGGTTTCCTGGCCGCGGCACGTACACTGCCGATCATGGGATGGTTCGCCGCCGCAGGACAGTTGGTGCGCGAAGTGCTGGGCGTACCGAAAATGATCACCCTCGACCTAGGTCCGGCGGCGACGTTCGACACCGCCCCGCAGCCTGTCGACCGGCTACTGACCGCGATGCGTTCCGGGGCCGGCCCGATCGGCCGGGTCGAGGCGATGCAGGTAGCCGCCGTGCAGCGCGGCCGTAACGAGCTGTGCTCGATCGCAACGCTGCCGCTGAAGTTGTACCGCGGCCTCGACGTGGTTCAGTCGGCGCTGTTCCGCCAGTACGACCCGGACGTGCCGAACGTGGTTCACCTGGCGTTCACCGTCGAAGACCTGGTCTTCGAGCAGATCGCATGGTGGCGGGTTACCGGCCGCGACTTCGAGTCTTACCCGGTCAGCGTGCGCCGCATCGATCCCGGCCGGGTTTCGCTCACCGATCCGTCCGGCAAACTCAAGGGCGCCGACGCGACCCGGTACGTGTGGGTGGCCGACGACAACGGCAAGACGGAGCGCGTACCGGCCGTCGACATGATCCGCTTCGACTCCCCGAACCCTGGCGTTCTGTCTGCCAACTCGAGGGCTATCCGGATCGCGCGGCAGCTGGACACGCTGACCGAAATGTACGCCAACAATCCGGCGCTGCGAGAGTTCTTCACCGACTCCGACAGCCCCGACGTCGACACCCTCGACGAGGACGCGATCGAGGCGTTCCTCAACGAATACGGGGCGCTACGCAACGTGCGCCCGTACGGCTACATACCGGGTGAGCTTAAGCGCGCAGACGTGTCGACCCCGTCACCGAAGGACCTGACGCTGGTCGACCTGCAGCAGCAGGTCAACCTTGCGATCGCGAACGGCCTAGGCGTCGACCCCGAAGACCTTGGCGTGTCCACCACCTCCCGGACGTATCAGAACGCGGTCGACCGCAAACAGGACAAGATCAACCGGGTGTACGGGCCGTACATGATGGCGATCACTGACCGGCTGTCGATGGGGGACGTCACCCGCTACGGCTACCGGGCGCAGTTCGACCTCACCGACTACCTGAAGTCGTCGCCGAACGAACAGGCCGACTACTGGTCCAAGCTGAAGGACATGGGCGTGACCGCAGCTCCAGAGATCCGAGGATGGGCCGGGCTGTCCGGCCCGCCGCCGGCTCCCGCGCCGGCCGACGCCGGCGCGGGCGCGTCGTTGTCGCTGCGCCTGCCCGCGCCGGCACGCTTCGACGATCGTCCCACGGCAACGTTCGCGTGGCAGGACTTCGCCGCCGACGCCCAGATCCCGGCGCCGGCCGTCGACCAGGCCGCCCGCACGATCACCGGCCTGGCCGTGCCGTACAACGCGATCGCGAACAAGTACGGGATGAAGCTGCGGTTCATGCCCGGCTCACTCGAGTACTCGGAGCCGGGCCGGATGGCTCACCTGAAAGATCACGGCACCCCGGTCGGCTACCACCGTTCCGTCACCGACAGCACAGCCGGCCCGATGGTCGAACTCGCCGTGCTCGACGGCCCGGACGGTTCGCCGGCGAAAGCCGAACGCGACCAACTGCTCTACGACGCAGAACACGGCCTGTACTCCGGGTTGTCCGTCGGCGTCGACTACTCCCTCGACCCCGAAGACGGCGACGTCGTCTACAACGAAACCGACGGGGTCTACGACATCGTGCGCGCCACGTGGCGCGAAACGTCGACCACCTACATGCCCGCATTCGACGACGCACGCGTCACCCGCGTAGCCGCATCCCACAACGGAGGACAGATGGACCCCTGCCAGCACTGCGGGCACCGGCACGCGCCGAACATGTCGTGTGCGACGTTCGCCCGTCAACTCGGTCAGCAGCCGACCCCGCAGCCGACCCCGACCCCGACGCCGCAGCCGGCCCCGCCGGCGCCGGGCGACGGCGCCGACTTCGCGCAGTTCCAGCAGTGGCTCGCCGCCGGGCAGGCCAGCGCCCTGGCGCAGCTCGGAAGCCCCCTGGCCGGGCCGTCGACGGTGTCGCCGCACCGTCAGGTCGCGACCGTGGTCGAGCCGTCGCCGTACCGCTTCGACCGCCGCGGGAACCTGCGCGCCGGCTCCCACGACTTCAGCTCGGACCTGTTCGCCGGCTGGCACAACGGTGAGCAGGCCGCCCGCGACCGCGCCGAGACGTTCCTGAAGGACTACTTCGAGGCGCAGGATTTCGGCGGCGGCGGTCAGCCGGCCGGCCAGTTCGCGATCACGCCGGCGAACGTCACCGCCCTGAACTACCCCGCGAACAAGCCCGACCTGTACGTCGACCAGATGGAATACCAGTACCCCGTGTGGGATGCCGTGAACAAGGGCACCCTGGACACGGTGACGCCGTTCGTCATCCCGAAGTTCTCGACCGCTACCGGCCTGGTCGCCGACCACGTCACCGGCACCGAACCGACGCCCGGCACGTTCACCGCGACCGCGCAGACCATCACGCCCAGCGCAGTGTCGGGAAAGGTCGAGATCACCCGAGAGGCGTTCGATCAGGGCGGCAACCCGCAGATGTCCGGGCTGATCTGGCGCCAGATGGTCCGCGGCTACTATGAAGCGCTCGAGGCGTTCGTCATCGCGCAGCTGACCGCCCTGGCCGGCTCGATCACCGACCTGACGATCACCACCGCCGCCGCCGACTCGGTACTCGATCAGGCGATCTCCGCCGCGCTGGTCCCGCTGCAGTACATCCGCGGCGGCGACCGCTTCCGCAAGGTCTTCACGCAGATCGACCTGTACAAGGCCATGGCCGCGGCGAAGGACTCCGCCGGGCGGCGCCTGTACCCGATGTACGGGCCGCAGAACGCCAACGGCACCACCGATCCGGGCTACGCCTCGATCGACGCGCACGGCAAACTCTGGGTGCCTGCGTGGGCCACCGCCGCATCGGGCATCGTCGCAGCCACCAGCTGGATGTTCGACCCGGAGAAGGTCTGCGCGTGGGCGTCGGCGCCGCAGCGCATCGACCTGCAGTGGCGCGTGGCGTGGGTCGACGTCGGTATCTGGGGCTACAAGGCGTTCGGTGTCACCGACGTCAACGGCGTCCGCGAAGTCGTCTACGACCCGGTGTAGGCCCCGGCCGTCGCCCGGCCGGGTCAGACTCCACGGGTGGCCCGGCCGGGTCCCGCCGCGATTACCGAATTGCTGGCAATAGCAATCCCACAAACCTGAAGGGTGTGGATCATGGCAGAGACGAAGGAAGACATCGCCGCGGCGCGCGACGCGCTGCAGCGCGAGAACGAGCAGCTGCGCGGGCAGCTGGCCGCGGCGGGCGCCGGCCGCGCCTACCAGCCGGCCGCACAGTTCGTGCTGTCGGAGGGCAACCGGCAGGAACTGCTCGCGCACGGTGTGACCGTCATCGGCGGCCGGCGCGTCACCCGCGACGAGGTCGAGGCCGCGGTCGCCGGTAACCCCGCCTACGACGGCGTCGATCTGGGTGACACCGACCCGGTCGAGCAGCCGGCCGCCGGCCGCCGCTCCGCCGGAGTACTGGGCGTCGACTTCATCTACCCGTCGGTCGCGCCGGGCTACATCGACCCGGCCGTCGCCGGCACCCCCGGCATCAACGGCCCGCCGGCGACCGAAATCCCGGCGCTCGACAACGACCTCCCACCTGAGGTGCCGCTCGAGTTCGCCGGCGAACAGGCGTAGGGGCTGCGGCCGTGGCATGGGCGCCGGACTATCTCACCCTCGCGCAAGCGAAGGACTACCTACGCGCCGTCGACACGATCGACGACGCCGAGATACCGGGGTGGATCACGGCTGCGTCCAGGGCGGTCGACAAGCGCTGCAACCGCCAGTTCGGCCAGCTGGCCGCGCCGGCGGCGCGCGTCTACCGGCGCACCCCCGTGTGGTCGCCGGACCTGTGTCTGTGGACTGTCGACATCGACGACGTGCAGGACCTGACCGCGCTGACCGTCAACGGCGTCGCGTACGCGTCGCAGCGTGGCCTGCTGCTGCCCGACAACGCCCCGGCCGACGGCCGGCCGTGGCGCCAGATCGGTTTCGCGGACCAGCCGACACCGTCGACGTACGCGGCGCCGGTCGCGATGACGATCGTCGCCCGATGGGGGTGGACGGCCGTACCCGCGCAGGTGATACAGGCGTGCAAACTGCAGGTGTCGCGGTGGATGTCGCGCCGCGACTCCCCGAACGGCATCGCAGGGTCGCCGGAGTCCGGGCAGCTGCGCCTGCTGGCCCGCCTCGACCCGGACGTCGCCACCAGCTTGGCCGGGCTGTCACGACGGCGCAGGGCCGGCTAATGGACCTGTTCGCCGTCATGGCTGAAGTCGCGACCGTGTGCAAGACCCTGCCGGGCATGGCCGGCCGGGTCGCGGAGTGGGACGTCGGCACCGTCACCGGTAACTCGATCCTGGTCACCCTGCCCGAAGAGATCGAGTTCGACCTCACCTACGGCCGCGGCCTCGACAAGTTCTCTGACCTGCTCGTGATGCTGCTGCTGCCGCGCGGCAACGTCCGTGCCGCGTACAAGACCATGGGGCCGTACGTGAAAGGCTCCGGCGCCTCGTCGGTCAAGGCGAAACTCGAGGCGTACACGTACACCACGTGCGACCGGGTGATCGTCACCCGCTGCGGCTTCGACGAGGTCGCCGACCGGGCAGGCGTGCCGTACCTCGCGGCTACATTCCACACAGACGTCTACGGCAACGGAGGGTAGCCGCCATGGCTTACGTGCACGGCAAAGACACCAAACTGACGGTGGCGACCAAGGACATCAGCCCGTACACCAAGACGTCGAGCTACGAAATGGGCGCCGACTTTCACGACACGTCCGGCTACGGCGTCACCAACAAGACCAAGCAGGGCGGTCTCAAGGACGGCAAATTCACGTGCAGCGGCACATACGACAACACCGTCTCGAGCGGGCCGCGTAACGCGCTACACAGCAACGTCGGCACCACGATGGCGATCGTGCGGAACCCGGAGGGCACCGGCACCGGCAAGCCCAACGACGCGTTCAGTGCCGTGCTGACGAAGTACGTCGAGACGAACCCTGTCGACGACATGGTGACCTGGTCGGCAGACTTCGAGATCTCCGGCGCAGTCGTCACGACGGCGCTTCCGTAGACCAGCAGGGGGAATCCAATGCCACCGATCAGCAAAGCCGATCTGCTCAAGCCGCGCCTCGAGCAGGGCACCGTCACCATCGAAGGCCTCGGGGAGTTCACCATCCGGCCGTTGACCCGGTCGGAGGCGTTCGACGTGCAGACGCAGCGCGAGGAGTCGGTGCTGGCCGCCGAGAACCTGCTCATCAGTCTCGGTCTGGTCGACCCGAAGATGACCGTCGACGAGGTCGCCGACTGGGCCGCGGTCGCCCCGGCCGGGCACCTGGCCGCGGTCAGCATGGCAATCGGCAGTATCTCGGGCATGATGCCCGAATCGCGTAAGGAGTCGTACAAAAGCCCTCGAGAATGATCCCGACCTCGAGTTCGAGTTTTTCCTCGCGAGCAAGCTGGGCATGATGGTCGCCACGATGCGCCAGCAGATGGGTCAGGGCGAGTACGCGTACTGGACCCGGTACTACGCCCGGAAATGGCAGGCCCAAGAACTGGAGGCGCTACGCCATGGCTGACCAGGTCAATATCACCGGCCTGAAAGAGTTCCAGCGCGCCCTACGCGACATGGACAAGGCCCTACCTAAACAGATCCGGCTCGTACTCAACGACGCCACCGAGCTAGTGCTGGACTGGGCCAGGCCGCGTATCCCGACGAAGACCGGCCGGGCGAAAGCCTCGCTGAAAGCCCGGTCGAGTCAGCGTGAGGCGCGCGTGGCTATGGGTGGCACCCGCGCCCCGTGGATGCCCTGGCTCGACTTCGGCGGCGAAGGTAAACGCCCCGGCCGGCCGCCGGCCCGCCAGTTCATCAAGGCCGGCCGCTACCTGTACCCCGGTCTCGAGGCCCGCCGCGACGACATCACGCAGAAGATGAGCGAAGGCCTCGACGCGCTGGGCCGCGAAGCCGGGTTGGAGATGACCTGATGGCGAACCAAGTCACGCTGACGTTCGCGGGTAAAACGCAGGACCTCGAGCAGGGCATGCAAAAGGTCGGTGCCGGCGCCGAACAGATGTCGCTGCGGATCAGCAACGCCACCAACGCGTCGTCGGAGCGCTTCGACCACCTGTCGCAGCAGTCGAGTCTGCTGTCGGGCGGTATCGGCGACGTCGGCGGCGCGCTCACCGAGGCGTTCGGCGAGAACACCGCGATCGGCCAGTTCGGCGCCCAGATGGAATCTGCGTCGGCCGTCGTCATGGGCTTCACCGGTGTCATGGACCTTGGCGTGTTCGCGACGAACAACTTCAAGATCGCGTCGGCTGCGTCGGCCGTGCAGACAGGCATCATGTCCGGCGTGACGAAGGTCGCCGCCGCCGCCCAGTGGCTGATGAACACGGCGCTGCTCGCGTCCCCGATCACGTGGTTCGTCGTCGGGATCATCGCCGTGATCGCCGTGATCGTGATCATCGCCAAAAAAACGGACTGGTTCTCGAAACTGTGGACCACCGCCTGGACGTGGATCAAGAAGTCGGCGGCGAACACGTGGGAGTACCTGAAGAAGATCCCCGGATGGATCGGCCAGGCTTTTTCCAAGGTGGCAGGGTTCATCACCGCCCCGTACCGGTTCGCGTTCAACATGATCGCGAAGGCATGGAACAACACCATCGGCCGGCTCAGCTGGACCGTGCCGGGCTGGATTCCGATCTTCGGCGGCAACACGATCAGCGTGCCGAACCTGCCGACGTTCCACTCCGGCGGAGTCGTCGGCGGAGTCCGCGGCACGGCCGTACCGATCATGGCTCAGGCCGGCGAGCGCATCGGGTCGATCAGCACCGGAGGCGGCGGCGGCGACGACCGATGGATAAAGATCGACATGGGGGAGCTGGGTGACGCGCTGCTGCCCGCGATCTCGAGGGCCGTCGAGCGTAAGGGCGGCCGGGTCACCGCGCTGGGTGTGCGGATCGTCGGCGGGACAGTCCGGTGACCGTGCAAGACGTCGACCTCGAGATGTTCTACAACGGCGGATTTCAGCCGGTACCGCTCTACTCCGGCGCCGGTACGACCATCGCCCGGTCGGCGGTCTTCCCCACCCCCACCAAGATCACGTGCGAGATCAACAACGACGATCTTGCCTACGATCCGTCACGGCCCGAATCGCCGCTCTACGGCGTCGCCGGCCGCAACACCCGATCGCGGGTTCTGGTCAACGGGACCAGCCGCGTGCACGCGGAAGCCTCCGAGTGGGTGCCGGACAAAACGTCCGAACATCAGGCGTCGGCCGGCCAGGGTCGCGCGTGGGTGGCACTGACCGCGGAGGGCATCCTGCGGCGCATCGGCAAATGGTCCGATCCGCTGCGGTCGCCGATGTTCCGCACCATCACCGGCCGCACCACCAGCGTCGGGCACTGGCCGCTCGAGGACGAACGCGGCGCGACGCAGGCGTCGGCGTCGGCCGGCGACCCCGCGTACGCGACCGGTATTCAGTTCGGCGCCGAGGACGCCCCGGCCGGCGCCGCCCGAGCGGCGGAGATCTCCGAAGGCTCCCTGATCGCCGGCCGGTTCGTCACCGCGTCCAGCAACGGATGGCAGGTCGCGTTTTCGTTCAAGTTCGCGACCGCCCCGTCGTCGGCGACGTACGTGCCGATCATGAGCTGGACCACCACCAACGGCATCCGCTGGGACTGGGACGTCAACAACGTCAACTATCGGTTCAGCGTCCACGCCGCGGACGACACCCTGATATCGGCGATCACGTCCGGGTTTGGCTCCGACGCCCCACCGAACACGTGGGTGACGTACCGGCTCAAGGCGTCCGTCGCCGCCGGCACCGTCACCTACGAACCGGCCTGGTATGCGCAGAACGGCATCGTCTGGGGCATCACCAACACCTACGCGGGCAGCCTCGGCGCGCTGCGCGAGTTCCGGCAGATGGGTGTGGCCGGCACCGACGGCTCTCTCGTATCGCACGTCTACGGTGTCGTCGGAGTAACCGACGACCTGCTCAACTACGAAGGTGTGCGCAGCTTCGATGGCTATCTCGGAGAGACCGCCGGCTCGAGATTCGTTCGACTGTGCGACCAGGTAGGCGTGGGCCGGTTCATGCTCGGTAGCGCGTCGACCACCGCGCCGATGGGCAAGCAGCGCCCCGACACGTTCCTCGCGCTGCTGCAAGAGATCGTCGACACCGACGACTGCCTCATCTACGACGACCAGTTCAGTATTGCGCTGGTCATGCGTACTCGCCGCGACATGCTGGCACAGACAGCGACGCTGGCACTGACCTACCCCGCGCAGGTCGCCGTGCCGCTGCGTAAGCGCCTCGACGACGGCGGCATCCACAACCGGGTCACCGTGTCCAACGCGGCCGGCGGAGAGGCGACCGCGGTCGAGACGGCCGGCCCGGTCAGTGTGCAGCCGCCGCCCGCCGGCGTCGGGGAGTACAAGCAGACCGTCGACGTGAACGTCGCCAGCGAGCCCGGCCAGCTGGCGCCGCTCGCCGGCTGGTACCTCAACCGCGGCACCGTCGACGCGCCCCGCTACGACGAGGTGACCGTCGACCTACTCGCAAATCCGGGGTTGGCCGCGTCGATCAACGGTGTGGTTCTGGGTGACCTGATCACCATCACCGGCGCCGGCCCGGACGTCATTCCGCTGCGCGTGCTCGCCATGACCGAGCAGATCGGCGCGGTCGAGTGGTCCATGACGTTCATGACGGAACGATACGAGCCGTGGGCGGCCGGCCGCTACGACGCTGCCACGAGCCGCTATGACGTCGCCAATTCGACCGTGGGTGTAGCCCGCGACACCGTGCAGACCGCCTGGACGTTCGCCGCCGCCGCCGCCGCCGACCTGTGGTCGGTCACCTCTCTGCCGTACGACTTCATGGTCGCCGGCGAACGTATCCGCGTGACCGCTATGTCCGGGCCGATCGGCACCGGCCCGTACACGCAGACCGCTACCGTGACCCGGTCGATCAACGGCGTGGTCAAGTCCCACATCGTCGGGGAGCCTGTCCACATCGCCACACCCGGCCGCTACGGACTCTAGGGAGCCATCATGCCCGTCGGTGGAGACATCATCCTCGCGAGCGACATGGGTCAGGCAGCAACGGCATGGACGCCCGCGCTGACCGCGACCACCACATCGCCGACGCTGGGTACCGGCGGCACCTCGACCGGGGTGTGGTGGCGCGAAGGAAAGCTCATCTACGCGACGGCCCGGTTCGTGTTCGGCACGGCCGGTGTCGCGGCGGGCGCCGGCGACTACCGGATCAGCCTGCCCGTTGCCGCGTCCGCATCGATCGTCGGTTCCGGCGCGCTGGGTGACGCCCCGCCGACCGGCACAGCCACCATGCGTGACGCGTCCGCGATCGGCACCTCGCAGGGCGCCATTGCACAGCTCGTGTCGGCTACATCGGCGCTGCTGCTCGTCAACGCTGGTGGTGTCGTCGGTGCCGCGGCCCCGTGGGTGTGGGCGCTCAACGACCGGATCAACTGTGCGTTCGTGTACCCGATCGACTGACGTACCTGCGGCGTAGGGTGAGTGGATCACCACCGCAGGGGGACGTATGAAGATCACGAAAGAGCTTGTCATCCTCGTCGGGATCATCATCGCCGGCATGGCCGGGATGGTCCTCGGTCTGGCTGTCTGGGCAGACTGGTCCGACGGTGCGATAGTCGGCATGGTGTCGCTGTTCGGCTCCCTGGCCTCCGGGCTGATCGTCGCCGTACGCAACCAGCAGAAGACCACGGAAACGCTCGAGCAGCAGGATCGAAAGCTCGACACCGTCGTCGCGCAGACGAATGGCCTGTCGGAGGTCGAGCGCCAAGACATCGCCGACCGGGCCGCGCTGTCGATCGTTCAGGCGTACCGAAAGGGGCATCTCGACTGATGAGTAGCTGGGAAGTGATCCCGTGCCTACTGGCGCTGCGGGACGAATACAACCGGCTGTCGCCGAACCGCGACAAGGGCGCCGACGGGACCATCGGCGACTCCAGCCACACATCCTCGTCGGATCACACCCCCGACGAGGATTCCAGCAAGCTGGAGAACAAGGACTCTGACCACAAGAACGAAGTGCACGCCCTCGACATCGACTCGACCGGGCCATGGCCGGACGGGCGGACGTTCAAGGACATCGTCCTTGACGTTGTGGAGCTGGAGCGCGAGAAATGGAACGCGCCGAGCGACAAGTGCCGGCTGAACTACGTGATCTTCGATCGGAAGATCTACGACAAGGACAACGACTTCGAGCCCGAGAGCTACACGGGCAGCAACCCGCACACGGACCACGCGCACTTCAGCGCCCGATACGACACCTCATGCGAAGAAGACACCCGCCCGTGGGGCGTGATGGGAGACGACATGGCATCGGCGCAGGAAACGTGGGACTACCCGGTCACCCTGCCGGACGGCACCAAGACCACCGCATACAAGATCATCCGCTGGATTCAAGACGGCGTCGCACAGACCGTCGCCGAATCCGAAGACCGACTCCTCGCCGCCCTGGCCGAGAGCGAGGAACGCATCCTCGCCGCCATCCGAGACACGATGCCGCCGCCGGCGTAGCCTCGACCGGGCACGCCGAGGACGACGGCGTGCGGCCCATCCATAGCGTGGCCGCGTGGGGGGACAGACGAACGGCCCGAACCGTGACGGGTTCGGGCCGTTCGCCGCGCTACAGGGGGAAATCCTTTGCGCTACCGGGCAGCGTACCGCCGCCACCACCGCCGCCGCGGCCGATGCCCATCGCAGCCACGAATCCCACACGATTGGCACAACGG